TAGGAATGAATGACGGTGGGGGTGGTGGTGATAGTTAACTAGATGGAGGGGGACCATCATCACCAAGCCTGGGATAAAGAAGATAAATCCGTTTGTATATGCACCACGTTGATAGGTCGCCTCTTCCCTGCAGACATTATGGCAACTGCAAAGACTGGCTCTTTTTACCTGACTGAAACCGTAACATTAGCGGCCGCCGCTCTGGATGGCGCTAGAGTTCAAGGGACTGTCGATCTAGGCGCTTATGTAAATGTGCCAACGGGTCAAGCTATCGCTATTGACTCTGTGGATTTCATATACCAAGGTGGTGGTGACTTTGGAAGCCCAGCTTCTCAATTCACTGTTGCTAATGGTGCATTCCATGTTCAACTCACTGACGGTAACCCCGACACCCAGCTGATTATTGCGAATGACCACTCCCTCGTCGCATCGGGCTCACTGAACATCGATCATTCAAACAACATCGTGTCCCATATGGCTGACCTTTACCCTGATAACTTCGGTCCTAATGCACTCTCAGAGTCTTTTATGGTCGTGAATGATACTCTCTTCCTTGTGGCTGGAGTTGATGGTACTGCCGTCAGTGTTGGCGATGTCAATGTAACAGCAAGAATTCGATGCCGTGTAGTCAAATTGTCAACCAAAGACTGGATGGCAATAGCGATTCAGAGTACTGCCTCCGACAACTGAGGCGGTATTATGGAAATACATGTTCACATTCATGACGGGTCTGTCAAAGAAGGCAAAGCACCACGTTCGACCTCGAAGAAAACTTCGCGATCCAAATCAACCGCCTCGAAACCAAAGCGAAAGGGAAAGCCGATGACTCGGAAGACTCAACTCGCAATCAATAGAGGACGAAAAGCAAAGGGCATGAAGCCTATCAAGTGGAAGAAGAAAGGGGCTTGAATATGCCTGAAGATTCTACTGGAGCTTTGACTGGTCGTCGCTTGATGACTAAGGAGTTCATGAATTACAAATGGTCTTGGCTGGCTGGCCCATACCCAGGGAATCCTTGGCACTCATCGTTTGACATTAACGATTGGGTGATAGGAGGAGGCACTCAAGCCTGGATCAGTTCAGAGACTTACATTGACCTATCAGGTTACAATAGAGACGACTTAACCACCTTCCCAAATCAAATAAGCATACAAGAGTCAGGTTCCTTTAGAATGGCTGAAGATGGAGCAAGCGCAGAAACCGGTGCGATAGTATTGGACATCATGACAGAAGAGCGATTACCTCACGATGGTACTTTCAAATTTCAAGACTTAGTCAGCAATCTGTTGAATGATGAGACGGCGCCTGGATTCCATCTTGGTCCTTTGGAATTCCAACAAATCATTTATGGACGCATGAGGATGTTTGGACATGACAATACTGTATGGACTCCAACACAAGGTAATCTCACATTATTAAATGAGACTCAATTTGGATCAGGTTCACCAACTACCACTGCAAAGCTGTGGTGTACTCGGATTGTCATTCCATTGGGTGAGTATCTTTTGGAAGGTTCATTCATTATCATCCCAGCTGCAAGATATATTTTGTCTGCAACAATCGGAAAGGAAGCCGACCTCGAATATCTAATGCGCCTTCATCGTAGTTATGAGTTGGGGACCGCATGATTCGATGGTCCTTTTTGGTTGACGCCTGGGAGCATCCTTTCTCCAGTTGGAGTCGGGGTTCTTTCGTGAGAGCATTTGTCGAACCGGCCCAGGGCTTGACAGACTATCTTCCTAAACCGCCACCGCCTAAGACGCCACCGGCTGCAGGGCCAACTCCAAAACCTAAACCAACTTCTAAACCTCCCGAGGATTCTTTCGGGTGGATGTCTGCCGGAGAAATAACCCAATGGTGGACGCCACAAGGTGGTAGTGTAACCGCAGTTCCTAGTGTGGGCCCGGATTATTGGTTTATGCCAGAAAATATGCCAAGTGATGCAGAGATTATTGATATGGGTGTGAAGTATATTTTGATGCGTTCACCACTTCCTACTATTCCTTCTTGGATGCTAGTAGAACCTGAACCCACTTACGCATAATCGAAGATTGACCGTTGCCAGTTTATTGCATCAAGTAATGACTGACTAATTTCGATCGGAACCTTCGCTCTGATGTTTGCCCGGATCGGTGACCATCGCTTGTCCTTCTCTGCTTTGCTTGGGAATGATGGAGGGACAAACCCAGGGAATATTCCCCACAGAATGTAAGCTTGATTTATTTGTGCAGGTTGCCCCAGGAGGGGTTCAAAGTGCTTAATTGCCCCTTTCACATTTTCAATTACGAAATACTTAGGTTTCAGCATTTCAATAATTCTAATTCCACACTTGAGAATTTCAAGTGAAGGATTCTCTGGCCTGGGTGCAGAATAGGCCAAAGAGAATTCGAGGCAAGGTGGAGAGAACCAAATCAAATCTGGAGCAGACATGCATTCTGATGAGCATACATTGTGATGTAAGTTATCTTCAATCCATTCCTCAAATTCAAAGATGTCCATTATCTTAGTATGGGGAACGCCAGACATCAAAGGATTGTTGTCCACACGCAATACTTCCCAACCCGCTTGCACAAATGCCTCACTTGCGCCACCTAATCCTGAACATAGGTCAATCATGCGCTTCATTCTTCCACCTCTACATTATACAAATATCCTGATGCCTGAATAAGATTATTACGAATGTATTCGTTTCTCTCTTTGTCAATCATTTTTCTCAATCTTTTTTGCATCGATGAAATTAAACTGAAATCATTTTTATTCATTCTTTCAACTCCTTCTTGAGTGCGTGGTATTTGTCAGACATCTTGCGGGCTGACTCTTTCCACATGTCTACTTGGTCTGATAAGAAGTCAATGTCTGCCATCATATCATCATCCTTCGTTAATCGGTCCCGTACCCACTTGGAGAAGTTCGGTTTCTTGCTTGCGATCTCCCATGAATTGGGACATAAGGTAATCAATTTCTGCCTCATATTCTAAGCGAACCCCCCAATCGTATATGTATACTCCGCAAAAAAGGCGGGCCTTCTTGCGTAATTTAATTATAGGAATGAATGACGGTGGGGGTGGTGGTGATAGTTAACTAGATGGAGGG